AAGGAGATGCTCACCGAGCGCTTCGACCACGCCATGCAGGTGGCGGTGGACGATCCCATGCTGAAGATCATCACCGGGCTGGCCGAGCGCGACGCTTGTCGCCTGGTGGTGATGCCGCATGTCGGTGCCGAGGCATTCGCAGCGCAGGTGTTCGGTCTTACGGCGCAATGGCTGATCGTGGCCGGCTATGCGGATCGCGTGCGCCTGGTGTCGGTGACGGCCAGAGAACACAGCGCCAACGCCGCAATAGCGTTTGGACCAGAGCATGCAATTGCCGCTGAATGAATTGTTCGAAACGGTCCAGGGCGAAGGCTCCATGACCGGTACGCCATCCACCTTCGTGCGGCTGCAGGGTTGCGACGTGGGCTGTCCCTGGTGTGACACCAAGCACACCTGGACCATGGATGAACCCGTGCACCTCGAGGACGTGCTAGCCAAGACCATAAGCGATGCGCGCTATGCCATGGTGGACACGGACGAGCTGGCGCTTCGGATTTGCCAGCGTTGTTCACACCATGTAGTGCTGACCGGGGGCGAGCCGTGCCAGTACGACCTGACGGAGCTGGCCTTTCGGCTGCTGGGCAGCGGTCGCAGCGTGCAGATTGAAACGTCTGGTACCGAACCCGTGCGCGCACCGCCTCCGGTGTTCGTTACGCTGTCGCCCAAGCTCGACATGCCAGGCGGCCGGTCCATCGTGCCCGACACACTTGATCGCGCCAACGAGATCAAGATGCCGGTCGGCAAGATGGCCGATGTGGAGAAGCTTGACCTATTACTGAACCACCGCACCTCACCGTGGAGAGCGCGTGACGTGTGGCTGCAGCCCTTATCCGAAAGTGCAAAGGCGACGGAGCTGTGCCGTCAGGTGGCGGCAGAGCGCGGATGGCGCGTCAGCCTGCAGATGCATAAGCAAGCGAATATTCGCTGAAGGACAAAGACCATGAAACGCGGACCGAGACCAATCCCCACGCACTTGCGCGTGTTGCGGGGAAACCCCAGCCATCGGCCATTGAACAACGACGAGCCAAAACCGCTGGTGCCGGATGACTGTCCGGAGCCCCCGGACTTCTTGAGCGGCTACGCTGGCGATGAATGGTGGCGCATTGCACCCGAGCTGCACCGCCTTGGCCTTTTGACCATCGTGGACATTGCGCCGCTGGCTTCCTACTGCGTGGCCTATGAGCGCTGGAGGCTGGCCGAGGAAGCGCTGAAGAGGATCGCCAACAATGATCCTGTGATGCACGGCCTCATGATCAAGAAGGACGCTAACGCGGGGGTCAACCCGCTGGTGGGCATCGCGCGCAAGGCTGCCGGCGACATGGTCCGCTATGCGTCCGAGTTCGGGCTGACGCCGGCAGCCAGGAGCCGCATCGCGGCTGGCGTCGGCGAGCCAGAGCATGGCAAGTTTGCCGGCCTCCTCGCCAGTTAAACGCACGCCGGAAGGCAAGCGGCGCGCTCAGAACGTCATCGACTTTATCGAACGTCTGACCGTGCCCAGCGGCAAAGGCCAGGGCAAACAGTTCAAACTGCTGCCCTGGCAAAAGAAGTTCATTCGCGACATTTACGAGCCTCACCGTAGCGATGGTCGGCGCGCCGTGCGACGCGCCATCCTGTCCATGGCGCGCAAGAACGGCAAAGGTCTCGCCCTCGACACGCCGATCCCGACGCCGCGCGGATTCGTCCCGATGGGTTCGCTGAAGGCCGGCGACAAGGTGTTCGACGAGCGCGGCGCTCCCTGCCGGGTCCAATTCGTGTCGCCGGTTCATGTCGGGCTGCGTTGCTGGCGGCTGCGCTTTGCTGACGGCAGTGAGATCGTCGCCGATGAGCAGCACCGTTGGCGCACGCAATCTGGCGGCTCGACGAAGATCGTCACGACGCCCGAGATCGCGACGACGGTCGTCAAACAGCGTACTGACGGCGTGCGCGAGCATGTCCACAAGGTCGAGGTTTCTGGCGCGCTGCAGTGTCCGGAAGTCGAGCTGCCGGTTGCGCCCTATGCTCTCGGCTACTGGCTCGGCAACGGCGACAGCGACTGCGCGCGGATCACCGCTGGCGAGCACGACGCCGACGAAATCTGCGGCCATCTGGAACAGGCGCTGGCATTTTCGCCGAGAGCGCAAAAGGTCATCGGCGGTCGCGCGCCGTGTTTCAGCCTGTCGCGCGGGGTTGGTACACATCGGAAGCTGGACAGCGTGCAGGTGACGTTGCGCGAGCTTGGCGTGCTCGACGACAAGCACATCCCGCCGATCTATCAGTGGGCCTCGCGAGAGCAGCGGCTCGCGCTGTTGCGGGGCCTGATGGACAGCGACGGCTCGGTGAGCGGCAATCAGCGTTCTCCGCGCTGTTATTTCGACAACACGAACGAGCGGCTAGCGCGCGACGTTCTCTTGCTGGTGCGCTCGCTCGGCTTCAAGGCCTCGATCCGGCAGGATCGCGCCATGCTGAACGGTCGCGACATGGGGCCGGCATGGTCGGTGTCTTTCACCGCATTCCGCGAGGATGAGGTCTTCCGTCTGCGGCGCAAGCGCGATGCGCTTTTGTCGCGGCCAGCCAAACATCGGCGCGCCGCCAGCAACGCCATCGTTGCCTGCGACGAAATCGCTTCGGTCCCGACCGTCTGCATTTCGGTCGATAGTCCGTCGCATCTGTTTCTGGCGGGAGAAGGCCTGACACCGACCCACAACACTGCACTGATTGCCACCATTGCGCTGGCGCACCTGGTGGGGCCTGAAGCCATCGTGCATGGCGAAATCTATTCGGCGGCCAACGACCGCGATCAGGCCGCCATCGTGTTCAAGTTTGCGCGCCAAATTGTAGAGCTGGAGCCCGAGCTGCGCGCCGAGATCGAGGTGGTGCCGTCCACCAAGACAATGATCGGACGCAGAACTGGCAGTGTGTACCGGGCTATCTCGGCAGAGGCTGGAACCAAGCACGGCTATCTGCCCAGCGTTGTCATCTATGACGAGCTGGCCCAGGCCAAGAGCCGCGACCTGTACGATGTGCTGGATACCGCGTTCGGCGCGCGTGACGAGCCGCTGTTCATCACCATCTCCACGCAGTCGAACGACCCCGAGCACGTGCTGTCCAAGCTGATTGACGACGGTCTGTCGGGCGTCGATCCGGCCATCGTGTGCCATCTGTTTGCGGCTGACGATGACTGTGAGCTGGACGACCAGAAGCAGTGGCGCAAAGCCAACCCCGCGCTGGGGCAATTCCGAGACTTCGAAGACCTGGCCACTGCTATCCGCAAGGCACAGCGCATGCCGGCGGAAGAGCCCAAGGTGCGAAACCTGTTCTTGAACCAGCGCGTGGCGCCGATCGCCGCGCTGATCTCGCGCAGTGAGTGGATGGCGTGCGCAGGCCAGGTGCAGCTGCCAGACGACGAAGAAGTCTACCTGTCGCTGGACCTGTCCAGTGTGGCGGACCTGACTGCGCTCATGGTTGGTTCGGTCACTGACCCCGCAATGGTGGTGCCGTATTTCTGGAAGCCGAGCGAGCACCTACACGAACATTCCAGCCGGGATTTCGGTTCGGGCTCACACCGCTATGCCGAATGGGCCGACGCCGGACATCTGAAGGTCTCGCCAGGGCGCTCGATCGATCCCGTGGTGATTGCCGGCTTCATTGCCGAGCTGACCCAGCGCTACCGCGTCAAGGGCCTGGCATACGATCGGTGGCGCATCAATGACCTGTTGCGCGAGTTCGATCGCATCGGCCTGCAGGCGCACCAGGATGGCGACAAGGGCGACGGTTTGCGCCTGGTGCCCTGGGGTCAGGGCTTCAAGGATATGGGACCGGCGATAGATGCGCTGGAGCTGGCGATCATGGATCGCAAGCTCGTGCACCCAAGCAACCCGGTGCTTAACTGGAACATGGCCAATGCGGTGGCGGTCAACGACCCCGCCGGCAACCGCAAGATGGACAAGGATAAGGCACGATTCCGCATCGACGGCGCGGTGGCGCTGGCCATGCTGATGGGCCTGCGCTCGCGCGACCGCGTGACCACCAAGCCGATCGATATTGAAACGCTCGTAGCCTAGGGCGTGTACTGATAAATCCTAAGCGCGGCTCGGATCAGGCGGGTCTCATGTCCGCTATGCCCCTGAAAGCAGCGTTAAAGCGGACATCGGCAGAGGTCCGAGTCGGGCCATGACCGGACTCATGCAATGGCGGCGTCATTATCGGCGCGTCGCACATCGACAGGGGCGTTTCAGAAAAAGAGGCGTGCGACCAGGCAAGCCCGCGCCTTCAAAAAGTCGAGAGTTCTCAGGCAGAAAAAGCTGTCTTTCTTGTCGGTCGAGCCGACGCCGGCCCTGTCTCGACAACTCAGGCCACCTCGTTCCGCCGCGCAGTCTCGCGGAAGAAGGAGGCGCTAAGCTTAGGGATGCGCTCCTGTGTCCGGAAGTCCACGTACACGATCCCGAAACGGTTGCCGAAGCCCGCGCCCCACTCAAAGTTATCCATCAGGCTCCATTGAAAGTAGCCCTTGACCGGCACGCCATTGGCGGTTGCCCTCTGAAGCTGTGTCAGGCAGTTGCGAAGGAACATGATCCGGTCGGTATC